TCCAAATGTACAGTGCTTGTTGCTGTTGCTCCTAAAAAATCTGTATTAGTTCTAAAATAATAAGTTACTGACCAATCAGGGCTGGATATTGGTTCGTTAAAATTATCTGTTGTTGCATTAAGTCGCCACTGGATATAATCGCCAGCCCGAAAACTTTGAGGAAATTTCATTGAATTACCATTGAGTGACAAATTTAGGCTTTTCAGCCTTTCTTTTTCTTAGCTTATCAATATTTTCCTTATTTTCCTTTATTTTGCCGTTAATTCGCCCTCTTTCTTCATAATTATCCCAAATTGTCCTTCTATCTCGCTTTTGATAAAGTCTATGCAAACCAGCATAAGCATAAACCAAAGTATCAAGAGCTTCATTTCGTGCAGAGGATTTCTTTACCCACTCCCTAATTGGGAAACCTTTTACATATCTAATAATCTGTTTTTCTGCTGTCAGTTGTTTAAAGTATTCTTCATCTGCATTTATATTGAAATGAAGATAACCCGCCCCAACATCATTATGCCTTAATCGTGAAAATAAAGTAGTTTTTATTGTATCTGTTCCAACTGTAAATAATTCAGCACCATTTTTTATAGTTCTTCCTTTCCAGTTTAAATCTAATTTTTTACCTTTACCGATTGGCGGTTTATCTTTTTGACTTGCACCTTTTATCGCTACAACATTATATTTTCTACGATCTCTAGTGTAAGCATAAACTTCGCTTGTAAAATGTCCTCCAGAGTCAACACAAATTACATCAGGTTTTATTTTTCCTCCTAGTTCATGCCTAAAAGGTCTAAGCAATAATTGATCTAATTGCTTCCATAATTCACTACTTGCTGGGTCGCCATATATTTCTTGATGATTTATAAGCCAACCTTCCTCGCCACGACCCCAACCCCAAACAGAAATAGCAAGTCTATTATCTTGTACGTCAACACCAGCAGTAACTACGACAGCTTTTTCTGGTATCATATTGGACTCATAAGACTCAATCCTTTCCATTAGTACGTCTGTACCAACTTTTGATGCGTAATCCTCTTCCCATGTTTCTCCTAAAACAGTATTTACGAAACTTTTTAACCTAGGAGCATCACTTTTAGCTTTTAAAAAATCACTTACAATTTCTTCCCAACTTTTCCAACCTAATGGAGAATACAAGCCATTTAAGTGAAATCCAGCAGTTTTGCCATCACTTGGGGCAGTTGCCCTCCACTCGCCTTTCTCTAAAAAATATGGCTTATCTTTTTCTTCAAACATTTCATCACAATGTTCGCATTTATATTTAACCGTTTTAGGGTCATTGTTTTCCCATTTAACTTGTGACCATTTCAAATATTGAAACCCTCCACAGTGAACACAAGGCACATAAAATCTGCGTTGATCGCTTTCTAAATATTCCTGTTCAATACGACTCATATCTTTGATAGTTGGTGTTGATGTCATTAATATTTTTCTTCTACTAAATGTCATTGTTCTTTTTTCAGCCAAACTCACCGCATCTCCTTCATTATCTAAATCTGAAGGAAATGAATCTATTTCATCCATAAAAATATATCTACAAGGCATTGACCTTAATCCAACGGCACTATTAGCACCTGTCAAAACCATTATTCCGCCCGGAAAATCTTTTGAAAACATGGTGTTTCCACTATCTCTGCTTCGTGAAGGTGCAACTAAATCTTGCAAAATAGGTGTGTCATTAATAAGCCCTTCTAATCTCTGCCTACTCAATCTTTTTGCCATTTCCAAAGTTGGCTGAACGACAAGCATACTTGCTGGCGAATGAGAAATTACATAGCCAAGCCAATTTGACCCGCACTCAGTTTTGCCAAGTTGAGCAGCGAATTGTAATACTACACGTTGAATAGGATTGTCAGTTGACAAGCAATCCATAGGCTCAACTAAATATGGTGTTCTTTTATTTTTCCAAATTCCCGCCTCACTACTTGATTTTGAGCTTAATACTCTATGTTTCGCAGCCCATTGTGCAACATTTAAAGGTTCTTCAAATTGCAAACAATTGATGCAATCGTCAATAAGTTCTTTAACTAATGTCAATGGTTTTTAGCCCCTCCAAGCAATCTCTAATTTCATTAGTGATAATTGAGTGTATTTTAGCTGGGTCTGTTTCAGCAGCAACCAACGGAGCTATTCTATCTGGTATTGTTCGTAAATTATCTCGCACAGTAAGATGTAGTTTTGAAAGCTGAAGTTTTAGTTGATCGTAAGGTACTAATTTTTTTGACCTTTCTTCAAATTCTAATTTTTGTAATCTAGCTGCATACATTTCTTTTATTGCTCTGTTTGCTGCTAAAGACGGCAAAGGTGCTTGTTTTGGTGTTTTTTCTATATATTCATCAGGTTTTATTTTTGTGTCTTTTGCTTTATCTCTACCTAAAGCAGCATCTAATTCTTTGTCAGCAAGTTCTGGGTCAATGTACCATTTTCTTCCAATTTGTTTCGCACTAGGAATAAAACCATTTTGCAGATACTTTGTGACCATAGCACCTGATACATTCCTATGTTCTGCATAAGCTTTTGCATCCATGCTTTAACACTCTTTTTCTATAAGCCAACCAGCAAAGTCGCCATATTTAAACCACAAATGACTATCGCCACACAACTGCGACTCGTTTATTGGTCTTTGTACACCACTTAAGCTTAATTCTTTTTCGATTATTTCGTTTGCGTTAGTTCCAGCAGCTTTTTTCCCTGCAAGCGTCAATCTATAAAAAATAGTAGCTGGATAACCGCTAATTGGCTCTAATTTGTCAAAAACAACGATAGCACCGCCTAATTTGCACTTATTTCGCAGTAATTTCATTAATCTTCGCCTTTTACAAGGTTCAACGAACATTAAAGTTAAGAATAAAACAGCTAAATCAAAATCTTCTGGTATAAAATCTTCTGCTTTTGCACAAACGACTTCGCCCGGAGCATCATAAATATCAATCATTGCTTGTGACGGTTCTATGCCAACAAGTCTTGCGTTTCGTTTTTCAATAATTGGTTTTAAAGAACGACCAATATTTCCTGTAGCTGCACCGAAGTCATAAATTAATCCATTTTCTGGTATGTAATGGCGAGCAACATGACCAATAGCATTTGTAGCTAAATCATAAAACGGTAATTGTTCTCTAACGTGTCGATCAAATTGTGTTGCGACCTCGCTAGTTTCAAATGTCCAATCGCTTGGTATTTTCATAAATTAAGCTCAAAATTTTTATTTGTTTCAGTACCACCGTCTAAAAGCTGCGGACTTTTAAATATTTCTTGCTGTGTATATGCTTTTATGCCATGACTCCTAAACATATCTTGAGTTTTAAAATTACTTTCTATTGCAATGTATTCTGTTTCATCCATGTAACCATACTCAGGCCAAACTGAATCGTGCAACATTTTTTCTTTTGCTGTAGGTGCTGGTAGTCGCCACTTATTAAAAAAGGCATTTTCTGGTTGCCAGTTTTCTAAACTTTTTATCCTTTTAAGTGTTTGCTCTTTGTAATATTCCGGCCTACTTGTAAGCATAATAACTTTATACTTTCGTAATAAAGTAGTGAGCCATTTTCTATAAAATTCACTATTTACGTTATAGATACCTTTACGCATAATATGGACTTGCATAGCATTTTCAGCGTATGTGCTATTTAGGTCAAGTAAAATAATTTTGTTCATTTTGGGTTAGGCAGTTCGCACTGCAATCTTTGGCTAAACGCAGTAATAGCTTCGTTTACAAGGTTCATTCTCTTACCACTAGGATAGGGCAAATTGAACTCAAATGCTAGTGCCTGACTTAATTCTTCATGGTTTACTGACTTGGCTTTTATAGCGATACATTCAACATTATTTGCACTTTCTGTTACCTTAACTTTTTCAAATTGTGACTTCCAAAGTTCATACCACTCTTCTGGTGTGTGATATTTTTGTACCTTTGGAACTGCTGTAAAATCAGCAATCGTAATTCTAGGTTCGTAGTCTAATCTAAATTGCAAACGGCTACTATCTTGCCTGTTAATAAATTCTGCCCCACTTGTTAATCTATAGCCCGCCTGTTTTGTAGAAGCACTGACAGCATAAACCCTTGTTTTAGGACTACATAAAGAAGCAATTATTTTTAAAATGTGTACTCTATCTTGATAAAATGGAACGCTGTTCATTATTGCACTTAAAAATATTGAGTCAAACTCTACACCACTTGCAACTCTATCTAAAAATTTTTTCGTAGTATCAACGCTTAAATCTCTATCAATATCTGACGTACCTTTTGTTAATCTAAATGGCTCAAATGGAACGCAATCAACACCAACACTTTGCAAGAGTTTGGTTTCGCTAAGTAATCCCGCACCAAAATCTAAAACTGTTGAGCCGTAACTTTTTATCCAAAATTTTTTGCTTTTTGGTTCTGTAACGTCAAAAGTATTACTTGATTTTTTTCCTAATATCGCAAAAGTAAAACATCTGCCTAAATAGTCACGAATAGCCATTGCTCTACGAAAACTGTTGTATCTCAACATATCCTCATATCTTTCGTGAATGTTAAA